TACCTACCAAGGTATTGAGTTGAAAGCCCTGGGTGCTCAAATGACTAAGTTAAGCTTGTTTAGGCGATCTGCTTTTGAGGAGTGTTCACAATGAGTAAAATGATACTATTCCTGCCGCTATTGTTGGCAGCCTGTGCTACTGAGAAGCAGGTTGCTGTTAGAGCGCCTGAGATTGAGCTGGTGATGGATAAGCAAATGCAGCCAATGACTAGGAATGAAGTAATCATGGGCATCAATGAGTGCGAGAAGAACGGCACCAGAGCTGTGGTTATTAACTCAAGACGCAAGATCAATGGGTACTCAGCTGAAGTGGTGGTAGATGTTACCTGTGCTCCGAGATATTATTGATGGCCACTAAAACAAAACATCCAAATCAAATACCTAGCCTAAAAAACTGGGGTGGTGTTCGCTTAATCCAGAAACGGATGGAGCGTTCTGCCACCCTAGAGTCCAACAGGGAAGCTGTTGCCTACGCTTTGCTGTCAATGGCAAACACCAAGATCACTGACATTATGGATTGGGACAGTGCCGGCAATGTGACGGTAAAGACTCCCAGCCAGATGCCAGAGCACGCACTGCATGCCATCAAGAAGATTACATCCAGAGTAGATAAGGATGGCAATGCATTCATGGAGATTGAGCTCTACGACAAAGTGCAGGTACTAAGGCTGCTGGCCAAGGCATCGGGACTGTTGGATAACCCAGAAGGTAGCGATAAACCTAGTGTGATTGGTATTAATATTAAGTCACCAGAGATAATTGATGTGGAGGATAAAGATGACTGAAGATAAGTTCTTTGAATGGTGGAATGGTGACGAGCTTGCTGAAATACCTAACTTTAATAAAACTACAAAAATATATTGGGCATTACAGGGCTGGCATGCTGCATTACGCGAAATAAATAAAGAAGCCGAAAAAAATGAAAACTAAGGAAACTGGCAGCAAGGAATCCACTGGTCTAAATCTAGATTTCTCTACTAGTCCAGTAGTGTGGAAATTCCTGCAGTCTAATAATTTCGTGCGTGGATTGATGGGGCCAGTGGGATCCGGCAAGAGCTATGCGTGCGCTGCTGAGATCATGATGCGTGCAGTCCAGCAAAAGCCTAGCCCAATTGATGGCATCAGGTACACCAGGTTTGCCATTGTGCGTAATAGCTACCCAATGCTAAAGACCACCACCATCAAAACCTGGACAGATCTATTCCCAGAGAATACGTTTGGACCACTGCTCTGGACTCCGCCTATTACCCATCATATCCGCTTGCCATCTAGGGGTGATGCCGCAGGAATTGATTGCGAAGTTATATTCTTGGCGCTCGATCAACCCAAAGATGTGCGTAAATTACTCTCACTTGAACTGACAGGAGCCTGGGTAAATGAAGCCAGAGAACTTCCAAAAGCAGTTATTGATGGGCTTACTCATCGTGTTGGCCGCTATCCCACTAAGCGTGATGGCGGCGCTAGCTGGCATGGCATTTGGATGGATACTAATCCTATGGACGATGACCACTGGTGGTTTAAGCTGGCAGAGAAGGAGAAAATGTCGGGCAAGTATGCGTGGCAATTTTTCAAGCAGCCGGGAGGAATGGTCGAAGTCTCAGGTGCCGAACTACCAGATCACCCAGAAGCCAATGACCATATATTCGCTGGCGGTAAATGGTGGAAAATCAACAACAAAGCGGAAAATGTCGGGAACCTGCCAGCCGGCTATTACCAGCAAATGCTTGCCGGTAAAAACGCTGATTGGATCCGCTGTTACGCAGGTGGGCTCTATACCTACGTTCAAGAAGGACGGCCAGTTTGGCCTGAGTATGACGATAATATGATGGTCGGAGATCCAGAGCCTGATCCAACCCAGGCAATACAGGTTGGATTAGACTTCGGTTTAACTCCTGCAGCCGTTATTGGCCAGCGTTTAGCCAATGGTAGGTGGCAGATCCTAGATGAGATAGTCACCGAGGATATGGGATTAGAGCGTTTTGGCCAGCACTTGCTAGCAGATCTCAATTCCAAATACCCTGGCTACCAGGTACTGCCCTGGGGAGATCCCGCCGGTATGGCCAGAGATCAGATCTATGAGGTAACTAGCTTTGACTACCTGCGAACCCTTGGTCTACGAGCCCAGCCGGCACCCAGCAATGATTTTAAGGTACGCCGAGAATCAGCTGCTATGCCAATGCAACGACTAATCGAAGGCAAGCCTGGTCTAATTGTGGCCAGACGTTGCAAGCTGCTACGCAAATCACTGGCTGGTGGCTATCACTTTAAGCGGGTTGCGGTGGGTGCCGGCCACGAACGATTCAGGGACGCACCAAACAAGAATGAGCACTCCCACGTTGGTGACGCATTCGGATATCTGTTGCTGGGCGGCGGTGAATACAACCGGCTAACCAGACAATCTAACCAGCCAGGCCGAGCACCATCGCAGCAAGTGGTGGCCAAGATGGATTTTGATGTATTTTCATGAGATATCGCACCATTGCAATTCCCACAAAACCCAATAGAATCCACGCATGGATAATCCGTTAGCCATTTTTGAAGCCAACAAAGAAGTTTCAACAATAGAAATGAATGCAATGGTTGTTCAGTTGCAGGATCGTCTGATGGAAATGGAGCAGGTAGAGATTGTCACGCTCCATAAGTTTTTACCTGGTATCTATGAGCGAACCATTATCATACCGCCATGGACTGTACTAACTGGTGCCGAGCACAGAACGGCATACAAGGTAAGGCTTGAGCGTGGAACTATTGCGGTAAGCACAGATGCTGATGTCAAGATATTGACAGGTCCATTTGAGTTTGATGCACCAGCCGGGTTTCAACGTGCCGGCAGAGTATTTGAAGAGGAGGTTGTTTGGACTGATATCTACGCAAATCCAGACAACGGCAGAAATATTGAAGAGCTGGAAAACAGATTGTATGTTGTTCCAGATATTGGGCTTTATGAATATCGCCAATTAGTAAAGGGAGAATTATTATGTCGGGAGTCTGGGTAGCAGCATCTATAGTTGGAACAGGTCTTTACACAGCAAACGAGGCCAGAAATGCCAGATTGTCTGCTGAAAAAGAACAGCGTAAAGCACTGGCCGCTCAAGAAACTCAAGCAGCCGCTATGCGTGGTGAAGTTGCAAGGCAGACTGCTGAGTTTTCAAAACAATCTGCATCATTGCAACAGCAAGCTAACCTGGCTAAAGAACAGTTTGCGGCATCACAGTCTCAGTATGTTGAAAACAAAATGGCAATGGATTCAAAAGCAAAGCAAGTGCAAGATGCCGCAGATGAAGAGCGCCGTAAATCAGCAATGCAAGAAGCATCTGCATTAAAAGCTAGAACTCGCGGTGGCCGCAGATCGTTGCTTTCGCAAGAGCGTATTAATCCTGAACTTGGCATTGGTGCTGGTCAACTTGGCACAGGGATGATGGTCTAACTATGGCATCTACTACCTCAAAATATAGTCGGTCAATGTTTGCCAAGCGCAAAACATCTGATATTCAAAGGCTTGCTGCTCAATATCAAAAACAATCTACTGGATTAACTGGTGAATATGAGACTGCATTTGCTGGCTATCAAAAAAAATCATCTGAGCAATTAGCTCCGTTTGAACAAGCAATGAAGCAATACCAGGAAGTTGAAAACCCAGCATACGAAAGCGCAAAGTCTGCGTATGAACAAAGACTAAATGCATTTAATGAATCGTTATCTAACTTCCAGCCAAAGACAAAAATAGATGCTCCGACTCAATTGAAACTTGATTTATTAAGAGGAGATCTTGAGCAAATATGGAATATTGACGGTAAAAAAATTAGCACTAAAAATTTGCCATCTGGATACTCTGCAGAAGTTGCACCTAAAATTACAGGTAAGAAATTTTATGATTTGTACAAAGATAATCCGGTGCCAACATTTTCCGAGAAAGCGCCATCAGCACCAACAGCGCCAACAGCGCCAAAGGTAGAAGCGTTTAACGAAGAGCCATTTGCAAGGCGTAGAGAAGAATTGCAGACAACATACCAGCGCGAATTAGCCGAGCGCAAATCAGCAAGGCTTGGCGCTGCAAGGCGTGGATCAACTAGACCAATGCTACAGGGGGAATAATGGAACAGTCAGATAAGATGAAAGCCAAAGTTGCCAAGGTAATGCGTGAATACAAGGCTGGCAAACTTAAAAGCTCAAGCGGTGACAAAGTTAAATCGCGTGACCAGGCAGTGGCAATTGCAATGTCTGAAGCTGGAATGGAAAAGAAAAAATGAAAAACGGATTATATGCAAACATTCACGCTAAACGCGAACGAATAGAATCTGGATCAAAAGAGAAAATGCGTGAGCCTAATTCTAAAGGTGCGCCAACTGATGCTGCATTTAAGCAAGCAGCTAAAACAGCAATGAAAAAAAACACTACTAAAAAGAGTTAATGCATGGAACGCTCAGAAAGAAAAATGCTTTCAGATGAGGCCATTAGTCAATCGTCTGATATGAATTGTCCTGAAGTATTGATGGACAAAGACATGAGCATTAAGAACCACCGCATTTGCATTGTTAAAGCTAACCTTGGACCAGCAAATCCAGAAGCACCAGAAACAATCTACTGGATAATTAAGTCAACCAAGTTGAATGTTAGTGAACGTGCAGCCAGAGAAATGTTGTGCTCAAACTGTGGCCACTATTGGAAAACAAAATTCATTGATGACTGCATGAAAAAGTATGAGCAGGTTACACCACCAGAAGTTGATCCATCATGGGTTGATACTAATGACAGTGCTGGCTACTGCGACGAGTGGGACATACCTTGCACTGGTAGCAGAACGTGCGATACCTGGGAGCCGGGTGGTCCAATAACCGCAGCGCTGGTTGGCATGGGTGAAATTGAAGAAGAGGACGATTAATGGCTGTCACTCTTGTTAATCTTGAGTCTAGTGATGTTAAGTCACGATTTTCAACGCTTGCTCAAAAAAACAATGATGGAAATTACGTTGTTGCTGGATCTGACTCACCTTTAATTACAGCTGACGTTAATCATGTAAGGCTGCATGAAGGTAGGGCGTATTATGTTTATAAGACTCATAAAGATACAGCTAGATTAGCAGTCGGAGCAAATATTGATATTGCGATAGCTTTTCCGGCTGGTGTTGAGGCTCATGCATCTGTTGATTATCAAGCTGGTGGAGAAGCTGAAATTTATGTATATGAGTCTCCCACTACAAGTGGTGGTACATCAATGACTTTATATAGACGCAATAGGGTAATTAATACTGCTAGTCAGGGTGTTGCAGTTTTAAATCCTACGGTAAGTGCGGTAGGCACAGAGTTTTATTCTGAACTGATTACAAGCGCAGAAGGTCAAGGAAATAGAAGCGGTGCAGGTAGTCGTGGTTTAAGTTTTGAATTTATTTTAAAACCACTAACTACTTATCTCTTTAGATTGACAAATGTAAACGGTAGTTCTCAGATGGCTGAATTACGTATAGATTGGTACGAATAATGGAATACGATAAATCCGCTCCTGGTGGTACTCGCTTAACACCAGAACAAATCATTAAGCGTCAAGCTGCAGCTCAGACAAAGAAAGATGAGTTTCAGCAGCTGTACCAAGATGCGTATGAATTTGCTCTTCCACAACGTCAATTGTATGGTGTGTGGGAAGGTGGAGCTGTTGGCAGTAAAAAGATGCAGCGCGTATTTGACTCCACTGCGATTA